ACCTGCCTTAACTCAAATTCCTGTTCAGCGCGTATGCGTTCAACTCCGGTCAGTTGTTCAATCTGGGCCTGTTCATATTCATCTCGGAGTTGTGCCGTAGCCTGAATGAACTTTTCAAGGTTCTTTAATCTTTCGTCCTGTGACTTCTTTTCATCTTTAACCTGTTCATTATTTGCCATCTCAATGGCAATATTTGCCCTCACAGTGCTTGTCACGGCCCGTGTTTTTACATCCGCTATTGCGGTCAGTGCCGAAACGATATTATTACGTACATCATCATTAACAAGTTGCCATTTTTCAAGATCATCAGACAGTTTCACTATCTCTGCCGAAGTTCCGGCAATCTGATCTTTATATGCTTTAATAAGTACCGGATCTGGGCCTCCAGAAGAAGGCATCAACACCCCTTCGGGCGAAACACTTACTTCGGCGCGTTTGGCTTCTTCGGCTGCAAGATTAGATACTGCCGTCCGGTAATCTTCAATAGCCTTTTTATTTTCTTCAAACGCTTTATTCTGTTTCAGATTAAGGAGTATCTGGGCGTTGGCCGCTTTTGCCTCTTCACTATCTGCCTCTGCTCTTATACCCATAATCTCGCGGGCGCGTTTCAATTCACTCTCAAGTCTGAGATTAGCAAGTTCCAGAGCTTCCTGCTCCCCTTCTATTGTTTTCTGAATATACTTCTCTGCGGCTTCAGCACGTTCCGAATAAGCCAGTCCAGTGTTACGATATATCTTTGCAAGCTCAGCGAGTTCAAACTTACGTTCGCTTTCACGAATCGTTAATTCTCGTTGGCGGTCATTTATATAATCCTGCTCATCAGCATACTCACGCCCTGCCTGTCGTGCTGCTTTCAACCCCTCAGCCAGATTCTTCAGGCTTGTTTCACCTGTCGCAATAGAACGCCAAAGTTCGTCAAGTGCAAATTTAAATCCAGTAATCTCACGTTTAAGGAAGTCAGCCGTCGGTTGTGTACTTGCCATAATAGCCTTAAAGACCTTTATCGCAGCATTAACAGACAAATAAGCTGCACCAAGTTTTTTAATACTACTCCAAAGATTATTGGTGCTTTTGACTTGTTTCTTTTGAGCCTCATCAACTTTAAGACCTGCCTGTTCGTATTCTTTGAGCGTCTGCTTCGCTTCGGCTATTTTCTTATTATACCGCTCAAGGTCTTCGAGCTTGTATGCTTTCTTGCGCTGTTGCTCGTATTTCTTTAATGCATCAGTAGTATCTTCAATAAGCCCCTTTTGCCGCTTCTCTCCTTCCTGAACACTGCGTTGCATTGACTTCGTTGCATCCTCAACCTGCTTAGTCTTTGTGATGTAATCCGCGTTATCCGCGACGATTTGCAGTTCTATTTTTTCGGCCATCGCTTATTCGCTTTTCAAAGTTTGAAATGAACCCAAAGAACTCAAATACATCAAACCGGCACAACCGATCAATCTCTGTCGCCTTTCCGTCGCACACCGTATAAAGTAAATCGGTCCAGTATTTTTCATTCGTAACAAGTTCTTTATATACATTCTTTACTCCTTCGCTTTCTCCTCTTTTAAAGTATTTCGGATAGTGATGTTGTAGGCTGGCATCCAACCGTCCACCAAGCTGGCTGCCAAGTGGAAGAAAGGGCTTACATCAAGCTCCTTACTCCAGCACTCTATTTTATCCTTCATCTTCGCTTCGTCAAACACCGTCACATCCTCGTCCGATTCATTGATAAACAATGCACACAACCTCAGTGCAGCAGCGTCTTTGTTTTCAATAGCTGCAACCCCGTGCAGAAGATTGTAAAGCGTAACGGCCAAGTCGCCCCAGTTCTTATTCGTCTGAACAAAATCATAAGCCTTTTGAATCTCTTTGAAAAGCTCTACGAAAGTAGTTGAGAATCCAAACTCTATGCTTATACGTTGTAGCTCCCGGAATCGGTTAAATGACAAAGAGTCCTGAACGTAAAACGTCCGGCCTCCACAGGTAAATTTCTTCTCCTTAAAGTCTATTACTTTTAAACTATCCGTCATAATCAATCAGTTTATCAAATATCATTACAATCAATATCACTGCTGAAACAAATACAATATGGTCAAAGAAATTGTATCCCTTCAGGTGAGTAAAGAGATAATACCAACACGCAATCTGCCCTGAAAAACACATCAGGCAGCCACCCAGTGGCTTATAAAGCCAATCCCATTTTATCCGGTCAATCAGTCGCGCATAGAATGAAAAGATCATCCCAGGTGACATAAGAATGAAAATCACGTAGGCAACAACTGATATCTTCAATATCTCTAACATTCCACGCATCCTCCAACATTAGGTTCATGACACTCAGGAATCACAAAGAACTCAGTCTTAATATCCAAAGCGAAATAATCATAAGGTGCCATCAGGTACTGCGTTTGATGCTCATTATATGTATAGGCCGAAAATATCCCTGAATCCCTTCGTGCCTGAGATGTAACAGTGATCGTCACCCCTCGCATTGCATCAATGTCCTGAGGCACATCCGGCAATGCTTTGATAATGTCAAGAATATACTCCCCCGTAGAGCCGCACCCCGCGCCCTCCAATAGCTTATAATTTAACCATGCCACCAATCGGATGTTACTCTCATAGTACAGTCGCTTACCACTGCGTTCACGAAACGAAAACGACCCGTCCTCAAAGTAAACCACCGACTGATATTTGGAGTTAGGGGCAAGTTCGTCATAACACCCGTCTTTGCAGGCATCATCATATTCCATTGCACATGAAATAGGAAACCGCTTTTCTACTTTTCTATTATCTGAGGTCTGCTGTATCTTTGCCACCTGGGTCATGCCTGCGAGTTTATCAATCCACGGCAGGTCTTTGATGTAATCTACGATGATATTGGCTATCTTGTTGTTCATAAGAATCCCTGTTGCCTCCACAAATCAGTTAAACGCTTCTCAATTATACGAGCCAGCGCATTAGTTTCGTCAGTCGATAAGTCAAGAATAGTACCTTTGCGCTCGGTGTTACCAGCGAGCTTCTTCATCTGTTCTTCCGATAGTGTGCTTATCCGTGCGCGGCCAAGTTTATGTTCATCATCTCCAGATACAACCTGCACATCTGCCCACATGCGACCCGAAAATGCAAAGTCCACGAAGTTAGTCTGTCGCCCGTGAAGTTCACGGAACTCTTTATACCCTCCGGCAAGCTCAAACAGTCGTATATTTTTACCGCCTCTTTTCAGTGTCACCCATTTCAGTTCTTTACGCTTTGCCTTTGACCCTGTTTTTTTATTACAGGCAGATTGTGTCATTTGTGAGCAGTTGGTCAACATCGGATTAGTTGAATACGGATCGTACTGTTCTCCCTGTGCGTTCTGACCTGTTTTAATCACACGGTCCTTTATCATTGTATCAGCCGTCTGAGCTACTTCTAACATGACATTGCCCCAGTCTGACACAGTCTTATCAACTATAAATTCAATCCTCCGTATCGCTTCGTCTGCTTTCATATCAACTGAGTTCTCCGGCGCAGCCCCATTGGTGATTTACACTTCAAGCAATCATTACGCTCATCATCCATATTCTGAGCAATCCAGTCCATCAGTACGGCGTAACGTTTATTATAGTACATCCGGTTTTCATTCAGAGCCTCAGTTCCCAAAAGAGTATAACGGCTTACCTCTCCGGTGTCCATTATGTAATTCGTCAGGAACTCACCCGTCTTGTAAAGAATAGCCCATGCCATTGCAGCATCAAGTTCATTGTTCACGAAGTCGCTGTCATCAGTACAAAGAGCATCAAAGATATTACAAGTGAAGTTGCCGTGAAGTATCATCCCTGAGGCTTCGCGCACCGTCGGCCAATCTTCCCTTGCGGTCAAGTCATCGCCATAAACACCTGCGACCATCGCCCACTCAGTCCACCTATCACGTGAATACCTGTAACACGGATCATCTATACAGAAGCACCACTTATAACCGCCACAGCCGCAGGTCAGCTTATTTGAATACGGCACTCCGACCGGAGAGATAAGAAAATAGTAATTCCCTACAAGATCAAGTTCAATATCCGCAAAGTCTGTCTTATGCGGCCGTCCTGCAACGGACGTCAGTGGAATAGTGTAAAGCAGGTCATATTCGTCATAGATTTCAAGATTGACGGCTTCTGATGAATTAAGTATCAGTGACACACCGCGAAGATTAAACTTGCCACCTCGGATATCTGAATACATCCTCAGTCCGTAGTAAGTTGATCCGGTTATGGTTCGCGTGAATGATTTGCCCCCTATGTCACCCGTGAAGCGTTTGCGAGTTGGTTCTTTGTAGTTAGTCAACTCCATCATGAGATCGGTCTGGAACGTGCGGATAGCGTTCTCTCGCGCACGGGTCATCTTCTCCCACAGCGTAGTTGAGTTATCTGTATTGTCGAGTATCCTCAGGGTCATGCCCTGAAGTTCATCGATGTAAAGCCCAGAAAGACTCTCTGAATAGCCTACGGGATAAGCATCATCAATACAGGTATCATCAGTTCGTGTAAATCCTACGACGGAGTTCCAGCAATCGGGTAGCGCGCTCATTTCTTTATGGTTTTTGGTCTGCGGATTGTCCTGCGTGAGCCGCAGTTACATTTACTTAATTCTTCCATAGTTCAAATAACAAAGGATATCCCAAAATTAGAATATCCTTTGTCGTGTTATTCAAACATAATGTTTTTATTATGAGCAGGCAAATGCTAATACGCCCGTGTTGGTTTCGTCGCACGGCAGCGGATTCTCGGCAAACAGCCCGTGAAGCTGAACCTTTGCGGCAAGGTAGAACTCATTTTCAACACAAGTCTCCTGAGTGATGATGTCATAATACACACCAGGGATGTTGTTTGATGGTTCTGACCACAGAGCATAAACACCGGCTTCTGGAACAGCATTTGCAGCACCAAGCGGATTCCATGCTTTGTTGATGAACGCAACGGCGGTCTTATGCAGCAGGAACGTATAGTTCGGAGCAACGGCCTCGACATTCTCCGGGTCCTGGTAAATCTTCCGTATCGTTCCGATCTTTGACATTGCAGCACGTCCGGCCTCAGTCATTGATTCGTGCATCCTGTTGAACAGAAGCTGATACAGGTTATCTCCGGTCAGAAGGTACGGTGATTTGAATTTGTTGTACCTGGTAACAAGATTGAAATAACCCCAGATTGAATCGTTCCATGAAGCGGCAGGAATAGTCGTCAGCGCACCGGCAACAGTTCCAACACCGCCAGTGTATGCGTTCGTACCAGCAGCGGCAAGAATACCTGTTACGATATACTGAGCCAGCCACTCATCGAGAGCTTTCTTGTGCTGAAGCATATTAAATGCAAAGGCTTCTGCCATCTCGATAGTCCTCTCGCGGTAGGCACGTTTCGGCATCTTAAACTTCGTCTCACGAAGGCACTCAATTTCATACTCCTTACAGATCGGGTCAGCATCTTCGCCGTCAATCGTACAGTCGTCAGTACACGCAGTCGTGGTGATGTCACACTTCTGAAGCCACTCAAGGCTCACGGTGCGTTTCTTCTTTCCGGTCAGTTCTGTCATTGAAATCTGCTGGTTCTCCAGCACGGCCTTTGCAGCCTCGACATCACCGATAAGGTCAATATTTGCGATAGGGTCAGTCCACATCTGCGCGGCTTTTCCCTGGTAGGTGGCTAAGAAGCCACAGTCAACAGTTCCTATTGTACTCATTGTTTTTTAGATTGGTAAGACTCCATAACTTTTGCTTGTTCTTCCGGTGTCTTAGCCTCTCTCATCTTCTGAATGAACTCTTCTTCGTTGCGCGGTGCGGCAAAATTGCTTTGTGTCTGTTGGTTTGCGGCACTTGACCTGCTCTCGGCTGTCTGGAAATCAAAAATTTCGGCAGCAGTTTCTTTTACCAGGTCAGCAAAGGACTTGTTATACCCGTGTGAATCCTGAAGCGGTTTCCCGTCCTTCAGAACTACAATCATGCCGTCCTGCTCTGTGAAGTCGTACGCACGGAAGTCCTCAATGTATTTCTCTTTCCATTTCTGGGCTTTCTTCGCATCTTCGGGCAGTATTGGACGCAGGTTATCAAGTTCAGCAAAAGCACGTTCTTTGACTTTAGAAAACATCGATTCCCTGGCGTGTTTCAGCTCCAGATCTTCGATCTTCTTTTGCCATTCCTTGTCTTTTGCCTTCAGCATACGGTCGCTTTCGCTTTTCAGTTTCAGATACTCCGGATGAGCCGTAATATCTTCATCACCTTTGCCTTTAACTTTTTCGAGTTCAGTTGTCAGAATGAAATCAACTAATTCAACTCCGGTTAAATCGGAGTCAACACCAAACTTATCCTTCAACTGCGCCTCCATCTTGCTAGCCACTTCTTTCTGGCCTCGCTTGTATTGGCTCGCCTGATCCTCTTTGAGTTTCGTTACTCTCGCGGTATCGGCTTGTTCAGCTGCGGTTAAGGAGGTCAACTCCCCGGCCTCGTTGTAAAGGCTGGCCAATTCCTCGTCGTCCATTTTTAAGGTTTTGGACAAAAACCCATTGAGCTTTTTCTGTTCAGCTTCAGTCATTTTTTATTCTTTTTAGTTTGTATTTCCGGCATCAGTATTTCTTTGTTGATAACGGGCTTCTTAATGATAACCATTTCTTTCATTGTGAAGTTTTTGGCTTTGCCGTGTTCTTTGAGCCACTGCCATTCTTCATCAGTGATGAACTGGGTCTGCTTTGTCCGTTTGGAGGTTATCTCTTTCATTTCTTTTTGGCTCTGGGTTTCGTGACTTTCCTTGCAGGTCGTTCTGTAATCATCGGACCTTCGGGCGGCGGGGCGTCGAGTATCTTAGCCGCCTCAGTCTTTTTGATAGTCAGTTCTTCCGGCTTCTCAACCTTCACGTTAATCTTCGGAATCAGAATCGGTTTGCTCAGTTCAATAGGCTTAGAGATGTTCAGATCAGATACCTTTGCAGCACCAAAGTAATCCTTTGCCATTTCGTAAGCAGTAGGAGACAGTTCGAGTATCTTACCCCGAACTACACATTTAATCTTTTCCTTTGCCATTGTTGAAATTATTTGCTGTAAAGTTATACAATTTTCTTTTACACAAAAAAAATTATTTTACAATGATTTTCGTCGTGTTCTGATATGATAATTATCACGTTTTAAAAAATGGGCATAAAAAAAGCCCCCGATTGCTCGGAGGCTGCACTTTCGCCTCATGGTTGTCTTATCATTGCTGGATCACTGCTATTGCTTGGTTGTCTTGCTGTTTTTGAATCACTTCAGAATGATGGTTGTCTTGTGCTCCGTGAATCACTTATCAAACTTGGTTATCTTAAAGTTTTTGAATCACTTGTTGAACATGGTTATCTTAATTTCAACGAATCACTTATATCAATTGGTTGTCTCCCGCTTCATGAATCACTTTACTATTTTGGGTATCTTGAACGCCATAGATCACTTCGACTTCATGGTTATCTTAGCCTCAATGAATCTTATCCTCAATAAATCCATCCTCTTTCTTCCGGTCTGATAATTCCGGTATGACCAAGGTATTCCTCAACATACAGCGGGCGTGTCGGCAATCCTTCAATGGTTCTCCAGACGAACCAGAAGTCAGCAAGAAGATGTTTTATCAGCTTACGGATGGCCGCCCCGTGACGATGGCAGGGTTTTGTATCCTTCCACATACACTCAATGAGTTTACCCTGAGTGTTGCGGCTTTTAACCATGCGTTCACTTGCCTCAAGTTTTCTCTTTTCGGCATCATAAACATCACGGTAGATTGACCTGGTTTTAATCATTGAATCTGCCGTAGTGTAAAGGACTGTGCGTAGCGTTTTATTACCTCCACCGGCTTCGCCTTTCGTGTAGCGTTCATGTGACGGCTTGTCAAGTCCGGTATAAGACCACATAGCAGAAGCACACTCAGCTTTACGAATATCAATATAAGTCAGAAGATAGGCGACCGTAATCGGGCCTAATCCACGGATAGCAAGGGCAGAATGAACAATAGGCATATCCAATGACTTCATATACTTCTCAATCCTCCGGTCCGTCTTACCTAACTGCGATTGAGCTTCTTTTATCTGAGACTTAATCCAGTCCTGAGTGATAGTGTCAAGTTTATCTGTCCTGCGTTTTGATGCAAGCAGGCGGTTATTCAGCGAGTTCACAAACTTACGGATATGTTCTCGTCCGTCAATCATGATCTTCAGTTCTTCAAGTTCTGGAGTACGCTCACGGAAGTTGCCGTGACGCATCATGTGAGTTACCGGATGAAGTACCCTTGTGTTTTCAAGGGTATAAGTACCTCCTCTTGCTTTTGGATGAATCCTGTCGGTATCCATCAAACACACATCTGTTTCAAGGCACTCGCCCGTTAAGATGTCTTTGCCGTTCTGTCTTGCGGCGATGGTTTTCTTTAACGTTACTTTGTTCATCGTACATTTATATTTCAAAGGGACCAGCTGTACGAGAACTGACCCCTTTAGGTTATAACCTTAGTATCTTTTTGCATCTCTCGTACAAACGCACTTCAAAGATAAAGCAATATTTTTAATATCAAACTATTTTTCAATATTTTTTTTCAAGTCTGGCCGCATTTCGTATGCGAGTTCTTCTAAAATCCACCCTAAATGGTGCCTACAATTAAAACCACCCCGATGAATTAAAGGCTGATAACCCTCAAATTGTGCAATATACGACGGAACTGCATTCTTGTCTTTCTGCTTAATCTTATAGTCAGGAGGATAAACGCCTTTTGCCGGTGTCCACTCTCTCCACTTCTCAGCTTCGGCACGTGACCAGACTTTGCCATCTAATGCGACACAAAAGTCCCTGCTGTCCTGAATCCTGCCTCCGAGATAAATAAAATATTTCATCCCAGTTTCGTCAGCCAAAGAGGTTGAATAAGCTGAATCGTACTGCATATACAAATCATGTGCAAATCTATTCAAGTGACTTTCAATGCCTCCCATCTTTTCACCTGAACCGGTTATCAGGTCATTCATACCTGCAATAAAGTCCTTTGTTCGCACCTGAGCCGTGACAGACTGTGCCATGAGATTTTTGATCTGTGTGAGTAATTCAGTATTTGCAGATAGGCTGTCAAGAAAGCCACCGTTTAATATCTTTCCTCCCTGAACACCTATTGCCATGAGCATCTTCTTTTCTGTTGCTGCCAGGATCCGCCCAAACGTTGCCGGGAGTGATGCACCCATTGTCACAGTGAAGAACTGCTTGTTGAGTGTCGTCAGACCGCGAGCTGTATCGCCTATCTCAGATACGAAGGCAAGTCTTTGAGTTGTGGAGAAGTCTTTATACACGCGGTCAAGTGACTGCAAAAGCTGGTAATTGCGGAGTGTGTTTTTAATCCTTCCGTTTGCAGTATCCAACATGGGGATAATTTCACGGGTCAGCTTCGAAATAAGCATATTCTGAAGTCGGACAACGCTTTTATTCAGACTGGCCTCACGCGCGGTGATGAAGTCATCCTTTCGTTTGATTATGTCAGCAATTCTTTTCGGAAGCCTCATTGTAAAACTCTTTTTTCATCCTCAAATAAGTCGTATAAATTGAATCATGATTAAAGTCAGTCTCACCAATGAACCGATAAAAGTTATCTATTGCCTTTTCAATTGTCAGCGAAGGCAACAATAACCTCTGAGCCTCTACAAAATAGAACATCCCAATGTCCTCATAGTTTCTTTTGTAGATTGCGGCGATTTTTCCCTTGTATGGTTTTTCTTTCGGCATTTGTTAGTTTTACTCGTGTTGCACGATCTGTTTTCATTAACGTCCGTGAGATATAATGATTCACAACTACATTGCATATCAGGTAGTGTTTTATCCCCTTGCGTTTCAGTTGAGCCACGTAAGCATCGTCCGAATACCAAAACCGATAGGTTTCATCCAGCGGGCCTATCTGATCCCACACCTTGCGATCGACGAACAAGCACCATCCGGTAACATACAGACAGATGTCATAGCCCTCGTAAGCATAGTCACCGCGTTTGAATAATCTCTGTCGCGGATGGTTCGACAGTGCCGATGCCGACAGATAATCATATTCTCGCATCGTTTCACCGACCGATGACCATCCCGGCATGAATATTATGTCATTGTTTGCAAGAATCTGAACGTCGCCCTTGCGGTGTTTCAGTCCTAAGTTCAGGCAATGATTGTAATTGAACTCACCGGTGAAAAGTATATATTTATTTACCCCTCGGTACTTTGTTCCCTGAAACGTTTCAACCAATATCACATTTACATCGGCCCCGTCAGCCAGACACGAATCAATAGCATCCTGCGTCATCTTTCGTAGTGACGCGTCTTTTGATGCAGATACTATAATGAGATCGTATTTCATGGAATATAGGTCTTATAATCTTTTTTCTTTCGACACTCTTTAAACATATATTCAATCATGCAAGCCTTCCATTCAGTTGCGTCATTTTCAAGTTTCACTGATTTGCATAACCTGTCAAACGCATGAGATAACTCATGAACAAGTATATCCAAATCAAAGTGATGTAAAGTTACAACAATTTGATATCTCCCCTTTAATTCTGATTTAGCAGTTGAATTTATCTGCCCACAAGTTCCTATCTCGTTGTCGCTCATCTGATTTGTATAATACTCAACAGATGCACCATATCTCTTATGAAAACACTCTGCCATAGATTGTGTTCCAATCCATACATCTAACTGCCAATTAGTAGGGTATAATATGATTGTTTTTAACTTCATGTTTTAAAATTAAGCAGCAGTGTTTTACTTAATCAATTATAATAGATTTATAAGACGCAACGGTTTTCCCGTCAACCATAATATAAACCTCAGAATTTAAACCTGCAAGCATCATTTCGCCATCCAAATAAAGGACAACTATCCAATACATATTAGGTTTCTCTAAGTTCATCCTTGATCCAAAGGTTCTATTTTCTTCATACAATACAGATATATTCCCTTCGGTTAGAAGTTCATGCATATAGCCCTCGACTACCTTTACTTTTTCGGCTTCAAATATTTCAGTCGTTTTGTTCCCTCCTTCGGGATAGTGAATAATTTTAATTGTTTTCATTTTCTTCTTCTTTTAATTGTTCTACTTCTGTTACTGCTGCTTAATTAGAATATATATTCTTTTGTCGGTGTACTCTGATTCAATCCGATATGGTTCATCCCTAAGTCGAGTAAGTAAGCCGGAGGACAACCAATTGAACGGTAATATTGCCCGATCATCCAGTCGCCGTTCTTCAGACAGGTATATTCTTCACATAGCTGACGGACAAACTTTGCCGGTGCAAGCTGAAAAGCCCCTCCGGTATGAGATGTGTATTGAACCTGGTATCCGGCTATCTCAGCCCGTTTAAACACGGTAGGATAGAACTTAGGGTCAATCATCAGGTCGGGCGGTGAAACTGCGTGTGGACCGGCTTTCTCAATGAAATCAACCAATCTCGCAATCATATCCTCGGTGACAGTCTCAACATCATTATCCAGCTTCAGGATATAGTCATAATCCTGCAATTGTTGAACGCCGTAATAGAACGCTGCTGCTATTCCGTAGTTCTTATCCAGAAGTATGCGATATTTGTCCTGTAGCCATTCAACAGTGCCGTCAGTTGACCCGTTGTCAACAAACAAATGAAAGTCAACTCCCGTTTTAGCGTTAAATGATTCCCATGTCCGCTTAGTTAGTTCAAGCCGGTTGTAGGTTATTGTGATTGCTGCTACTTTTTTACTCATATCGTTATTTTAAAGGTCATACCCTGCTCCGCCTGGAATATGACAGACGCAGTATTCCCCTGCATTTATCTTTTTATAGTTTCTGAATCTTAAAAGTTTCTGATTGAAGTAATGATCATGCGCATAACCGCGATGACCCCACAAGACCCCCAGTGACTTGCGGTGACAGATATTCGACGTTCCATTTGCCCCTAACCGTTTTATATCGCAGTTACGCGGGATGAAGTCCGTGCCGTTATACACCCAGTCATTGAAGTAAGCCCAATCCAAATCACCAATCTCATCAGCTATGCCCTGCAAATGACCTTCACCCCAATAATCATCATTGTCAATGTAAATGATGTATTCACCCGCAGCAAGTTCAATGCCTTTGTTTCGTGGCGCGCCATCCCACCAGGGGCGTTTGTCAATCTTCACGGCCTTTATTCGTGGGTCATCATAACGTGCGACGATTGCCATTGTTTTCATACAACCGTCAGCGACAACTATCAACTCCCAATCCGTGAAGGTCTGAGCAATGACACTATCAATAGCCCTCACGATCTTCTCATCCCTTCGTGAAGCCGCCCCGCCGTATTCAGCGAGAGTTGAGGCCATGATAACTGAGAACTTCATCTGTAAATCACGTATTTGTTATGATGTGCTATTGATCTCATGTTCTCGCGGTCTGCCTTTGTTTTCTTCCGGCCTATCATATAACCCGCAACAACCCAATCAAACATTGACAGATCAACTCCGGTAAAGTTACCCATGACCGGCTCAATCGATACAAGTAATTTATTCTTCAGTCCTTCCATTGCCTTCAGGTTAATGCGCGGAGTATCAAAGTCATCAAACTCTTTGCGGGCGTAACAATATTCGCATCCATGCTTACAACCTACAACCGGCGACCAAGCCCAATGATACCAACCGCGCGAAGGTATCATTCCTCTTCCTCCTGTCCGAAGTTCAGAACCGGCGGTTTAGGTTTCTCGCGTTCCATTTGCCCCATGTAAAGCGCAACCTTTTCTTTGACCTTCACAAGTATGACCTGATAACTCATCTCATACAGGTCTGGAATCTCCTGTTCAAGTTCATTGAAGATAGATTCAAGGTTAGCATACAGAACCGCGTTATACTTCGTAGTGAGGTTCTGAGAGATCAGCAGATTGATTGTTTCTTCTTTATATCCTCGGAACGGATTGAATGAGTTTTTAATCCTGATGACCTTCAGATCGTATGGTTGATCGGCATACAGCTTTTCGTTTATGTCATCTTCAATCTTAGCTATTGTTGAAGTCGAGGCGTTTGCATCCTTTGCCTCACGAAGTTCGCGCATCAGTTCCGACATTGACTTGAATTTAAAGTCCTCAGGATATGAATGTTCAACAAATAAGTCTTTAGCAAAATCCGTATAAGTTGCGATATCTCTCACGACAAACTCCCACATCGTAGAAAGTGAACGTGCAAAGGGATTCAGTGTATCATTAAGGTTATCCAGGTCAAGTACCTTTTCTGTCGCCGTTGCTGCTACCTCTGACTTATCCAATAGTTCCTTATTGAACATCATCAGAAACACATTTGCCCTGAGTTCATTGATGTAGTCCTTTTGAAAGGTCAGCAGATCAATCGGAGGTGCTTTATAGACAAGCATCTTTTCAAGGTCAATCATCATTGTCGGTCGCGCGGCAGGTCAAGTGTGATGACATCCATCGTTGAGTTATGCACCGGCTCACGGCCTGATCCCTTGCACACTCCGCAAGTATGACCGTCTTTCAACATCCCAGAGCCGCCACACTCGTTACACGGAGTAACGTATTCAAATCTCTGAGGAAAGGCCGTCATCGCCGTAGAAAGGTCTAACTCACTGTCTATTTTGAGCGTCTTGTTCAGATATGGAATCACATCATGAAATACTGACACAAATGTTCTGCCCTGAGTTTCAGCATCGCGTTTGTATCCAAATCTCCGCGCAGGAACTTTCGTGTTCTTAGGCGTGAAAAACTGAATAAAATAATACTTGTTCTCTATTTTTATATATTCTGGATATTCTTGCCCTTCAGGTAAATATAAGAAATTGATCTCAGGCTTTTCAACCTGGGTGAATGTGATTGTATCCATGCCTAAGTAGATAGTGTACTTGAAACCGTCCGCCTCACCGGCTTCGGTCTTATACTTTATCGGGAGTTTTACAACCAGGTATTCAAGTATGTTGTTCTTCATCTCAAACATCACACATTGTTCAGAGGTTGCAATGAACGGATAAGGCTTTGCTTTCTCTTTTGCCGGATTAAATGAATCAAACTCAGTAATCAAAAAAGCGTTCGGGTCAATGTAGTTGTAATCAACAAAAGCATACTCAAAGAACTTTTCAAGTGAAGCATCGCCCCAGTAATGAGAGATGAATTGTTCAAACTCATCCTTTCGTTTCTGGTCGTCTTTGTCGCCCCACGAGATATCCCTCTTTTTTGGCTTCGTGCGTACTGTCTTTTGAAACGGCAGTTTTGTAGAAGCAAGCGTAGGAGGTATGATTGAGTTAGTGATCGTCTTACGCATCTCAAACTCTTCCGGAGTTTCACGCTTAACGATCTGTTGAAGCAAGTCAGCAACCCCGTCGCCGGATACCATCTTATAGTAAGTGTCGGCCAACTCCGTAACCCGCTTATAATCTCGGTGCGTAAGATTGCGCCGGATTATCTCTGTCAGTTTTAAAAGTCCTTCCTGTTTAGTCATATTAATTTTATTTATGCTTCATAGTAGTTATTAAATGCCTCAACTATCAGATAATCAAGACCGTCGGAAAGATGACCGTATTTCTGATACTTGTCGCCCGTGACCTTGTCCGTAACGATATGTTTATCTTTCCCGCCGTCAATCGCTTGCTTAACGTACAACATATCAGCAATCATCTTCTTGCACACCTCGTCAATGCGTATTCGTATCGGCAGTTTGTTCTCGAATATCCTGTTTATGAAGTCGCGGCGTTTAACCAGCGGCGGGTTCCTGGTTACGGTTCTGTC